GGTATTCTCTCTCTCTCTCTCTCTCTCTCTCTCTACATGAACAAAGCATTAACATCATTCTGATACCTCCGCAAGCGCACCGATGCAGGAGCATTCGATCTGCATACCGTCTGATGCACGGATGATCATTGCGAACTGCACTTGTCTGGTGTCAATCTTCGACATGGAACCGAGTGCCTCATGCCATTCGCCGTATGCTCTCTGCTTCGTCTTTTCCAGATCGTTGTCATAACTCCGTGAGTCGAATGTTTTCGGATACCCGGTCAGCGTGTTGTACGTTCCGTTTGCATCCACCACTTTCGCATAGACTTCATAGATCTCTCTAGGCATTGTTTTTCTCCTTACTGTGTAATCTCGAGGTTATAGTCAACCGTGCAACTGGAAAATGTTCCAGATGACAGGGAAAACGTGACCGATCCAGATGATGTTGACCATGCCAGTACGAATGATGTCGTTGCGCCAGTTATTAAAGGTGCAACAACCCGATGATTTGCCGTGCATCCACTAACCGAAATGGTTTTCGGCAACGACGTGATCGAATCGCTCCGGTGGATCGGCCTATTAGACGAAACCGCTGATGCTGCTTGGGCATCAACATAAGTCGACAACCCGACCCGTCTTGTTCCGTTCGTGCTGTTATCAATTGCTATATCGTCCGTACTTTGAACAGTGCCGGACGGCAAGTCCTTAATCCTCATTTGCTCACCTCATTTTTTCATTCGGTTCTGGCACCTCATACGGCTCGAGCCTGCGATCTTTATGGTCGAACTGCTTTGCCTTGATCTCCCATCCGAAATGGAGTCCTGCCGTGCCTTTTACAGTAAAGTGATCATTTTTCCGATCCTCAACCCACAGATCGCCCTGTCCGTACTTAGTTAAAAATACTTGGTATTCGGTCAGATCAACCGTCTCAGCGAATACAGGATCGATCTGCACGTAAACAGACCCATCAGCACCGATCTCAGATTCTCCAATATCTCCGAAGTATGGTTCCGCAGTTTCGTAGGCATACAGTAACCGACCATCATAATCTTTGGTTTGAACCAGCCTGTTCTTGCTCCCGTTAACGGTTAGATTCATGGATGTATAAATCCCAGAATCGCCCCATATTTGGACGGTATGATTCCCTCCGTAATAGCAGTCAAGTCCGTACGGGGTTATGATTGAATAGATAGAAGAATCTGAGTTTCTGTTCAACCGGATGTACCCGTTCTGAACGTTGTAGTTATCTATTGCCGTTCCAAAGTAGGCAAGATTTTTATCACCAGCTGCGTTATAAAACCAGAATCCATCCTCTCGCCATAAGGCGGCATGCCCCTCAGATGCATTCAATATCCAAATTCCAGCCGATTGGTTATTCCCTTGTGAAGCCAGAACCATCCTACGCTTACCGCTGGTATCGTAAAAATTCATTATCGACTGTTGCGAATTGTTGTAAATCTTCATCATGTTTTTACCATTCGCAACCATCTGTAAAGAAGCGGAGTCCAGCAAAAGGTAGTTATTCGCATCGACAGCCGCTTTGAAAATACCGGACAAATTAACGTTCGTTGCCGTCAGATTGATAACCGTGATATTGTTGCCATTCAGCGTTCCTGTCGTTATCAAACTGGCATTTAACGCTCCGGTCGTAATAAGACTGGCATTTATATTCCCTGTCGTAATCAGATCGGCATTTAACGCTCCAGTCGTTATGAGCGAAGCATTAAGAGCACCAGTCGTAATCAAACTGGCGTTCAAATTCCCAGTCGTAATGAAGTCCGCAACGAAATTCCCATCCAGCGTCCACGCTGTTGTAAACGGGCCATTCACGCCACTGCTGGAGAATCCAATACCGTTTACGTTGATCCTCAACACGTTTACGGCTGTCGAAACATCCTCTGTGTCTAGGATCAATATCTCGGTCGGCTTTCCATTCGCATCCTGAACGATTACAACATGACCGCCAAGCCCGCCAGTAATCAATGCCGTAGCATGGTCAATCGCCGCCTCTATATCCGTCTGGTCTGCCGCTACCTGTGAAAGCGCTTCATCAGTAGCCTGTTCCGTAATCAACTTGGCGAATGACGTTCTTGCGCTTCCGAGCTCTATCTCATCATACCTATCGAGCAGTGCGTTCCATACAGTCCTTATGACCTTTGTCTTTGCATCTACTCCCAGCTCTGGATAGATTACGCTGACCGTATCGCACAGTTTAACCCTCTGCAGGAGCGCATAGCTCTCATACTCCTCCGTTTGCCATAATGCAACGAAATCAACGGAGATGTTCTGGTTCGGAATCCACGGCCTGTTATTGCTCAAAAACGTAGCCGCCGCACTATTCAACTGCTGTTTGGTAGGCTGGCTCTCGAACTGGTCTGTAAAATCCTTCGGAACTGCTTTCAGCTTAAAATACGAGAACTCCAACGGAACGTCATCCTCATTCCGAATAATCGCTCCGTAATGCGTTGTCCAGTACGTAAGGTTTTGCGTTACACTGCTACCAACTACCAGATCGCCAATGGTGCTTGCAAGCGTTTCCGGGTCCTGCCAGTACGGGATCACAGCATTGTACGTTCCGTCATCCTCGACCGTATTCTCAATATCGAGCAGATTCTTTCCGTACCTTATCGTTACACCGTTATCAGCTCCACGACTGCTGTACAGCTTGCACGTCCACTTGTCGAACTCCCATTCGCCGCCGCCAAACGCATCCAGAATCGAGCCCTCTGATCCTCCAAGCTTTTCCCATACGCTTGAAGGAACAGTTACCTTGAACGTCCCGTTATTCGTTTTATCCGTCCAGAACGTGAACGGATTATCAGTCATCGCATGCGACGTAAACCCAGATAAAGCGTTCCCGATATTCGTCGATTCATACGGCTCGATGATTACGTTCTGGAGTTCATACGCAATATGCCTTGCGTTGAACGTGACGATCCCATTGATCGTGGCGCTCCTGCGATAAATCCGAAACGGCTGTACATCCTTCTCCTCGTCATGCGTGCATCCGATGATCGCTCCCTCTTGGATATACTCATAATAAATGCCTGTTATCGGATACTCGAATTCGACCTCGAAAATCCCGTTCCGTTCCTCGGTTACGATGCACGAGATCATATCGCTGAGAAAACCAATTCCGTTTGTGGTAAAGGACGTTTCCTCAGGCCCATATAAAATTGGCGTCATACTCTCCACCACCTCGGAAGAATCGCTATATGATCAACCGTTGCCGGGAATGTAATACTGTTCGCGCCGGGCAACAGCACAGGAAAATGTCCGCTCCCAAACGAAACAGCGGGTCCAGCATTATCCGTTCCCGAATAACAATCTCCGATCTCGGAATCAATTACGACTGACTGATAAGCGTTCTGCACGGTGATTTTCTGGGATCCGATATAGACATCGCCGTATCCGTACACCGTAATTCTCGGCAACGAATTAAACTTCGTCGGATTGCTGATCGATGCTCCAGACGTGTAATACAGCGTTTCGTTCTCCCCGGTTACAAGCCATCTCTGCGGCTTGCAGTTGAACGTAAGCTCAAACTCTCCTGCTGCCAGATTCTTGACAGGCTCAACCTCCAACGGCCCCACAAAAATAGCCTGCCGAAACTCATCCGTATAATAGGAATCTTCCAGCCTCGCATACGAGCTCACGCTCAGCAAAGCCTCTTTCAGCTCACGGATTTTCGACTTGAAATTGGTATACATGAACGCCGGATAGGTGAGCTCAACATTCTCGAACCGCTTCTCGCTCCCAATCAGCGCACCGTTCCTGCCGGGCACGCTGATAAACTCGACCGCCCGCTCTGGAGAATTAAAAATGCCGGGACCCGAAATATACACTCCGTAGTCCCGACTGTCTACTGTCCCGAATTTGAAATAATTACGCATAAGCCGACATCCTTTGTTTCTGCAACTGCGCCAGCCTGTTCTGCACCTTCACAGCCAGCTGGTTGACATCCATCCCGTCGCTCGCATATACGTTTATCGTTATCTCGCCCTGTGACGCCATCGCTATATCACGCATGAGCTGGTCACGTCCGTATACGATCTCTCCTCCGTTCCCATCTCCGAACCCTCTATTCCCAACCACAGTTGGTGAGGTGAACAGGTACGGATTTTCGTACGCCTTTTTGTACCAGCTAACGCTGATCTTCGGAAGCGATACGCCCAGTATCGTCTTTCCTTTGGTCACGGTGAAATGCGGGAGTTTGATCTTCGGAAGCTCAATCTTCGCCGTACCGAATATCCTCGAAATAGCGTTTATAGCGACCTGTGCGATGTCCTTCATCAGATTCAGCTTGGCTTGGAATCCATTCACCATATTATTGAATTGATTCATCATAAAGCTGTACAGACCAACTATTGGATTTTTTATCGCATTAACGATGCTATTCCACGCATTCTTAGCATCCGTTTTCATGTTATCCCAGCGTCGTTTCATGGTGTCTCCCATATCCTTGAAGAAATCCTTCACGGTTATCACGGCATTTTTGACTTGATACGTGACCTCTTTTCGAAACTCCTCGCTCGTAGTCCACAGATACACAAACGCCGCCGCCGCC